TAAAAGCGATGTTTGCAGAGTTCAAGATGACACCAGCCTCTCGCGGTAAGACTTTCGGCGGTACCGGCGAGACACCGAAAACTGTTGATGATGGATTCGGGGAGATTTGAGATGAGTAACTCATGTATTAAGTGTGGAAGTCTTGCCATCAACCATAATTGTCATGGTCGAGATGGTTCTGATAGTGACTTATGTGATGTGTGTTATTGGCGGTCAAGAGCCGAAGCAACACCAACCCTGACATTACCGAAGGCACATCAGTTTTACACCACTTATTCGCGAGCAGGTTATTTCCGTGAAGATGTGATTCGAGCACTCAACGATGCCGGGATCAAATATCGGGAGCAGGAATGAACATCGAGCAGTACGCATTTCCTAACTTGGTTCCTGGTGACCAAGATTGGCGTTGGTGTCACCGGTATTGCTACGACATCATCCGGGGGAATATTCCATCGTGTCAGAAAATGAAGTGGGTAGCACTCCGCCACTTCCGTGACCTGGAGAATCCTGATTTCTACTTTGATGAGGAAGCAGCCAAGTCCATTGTCCTCTGGTTCAAATTCTGCCCAATCATCAAGGGACCGAAAGCAGGTCAACCAACGACACTCGACCCGAGTCAAATATTTATCGCTGTGTCGTTGATGGCCTGGAAATGGAGTGAAGACTTATTTGAGGTCGACGAAGACACTGGTGTCACCATCCAGACACGTCATGCCGGAAAGCGTCGGTACAATCAGCTCTATGCTCAAGTAAGTCGTAAATATGGTAAGACCACGTTCACAGCAGGTCTTATCCTTTACGTCATGTATAAATATGGATATGGGCCTCGGGCATTCAGTCTTGCAACCAAACGTGACCAAGCAAAAGAAGTGTTCAGTGTCGCTTGGAAAATGGTGAAATTGTCACCTCGTCTCGGTCAGATATTCGAGGCCAGGGCGAACGACATTCTGATGCCGAATAAGGGTGGTGAGTTCAAACCTCTCGCCAGCGATAGCAACTCCCTTGATGGTCTTGACCCTGTTGTCGCCTGTCTCGATGAGTGCCATGCCATCAAAGACCGTAACCTGTATGGTGTGTTGATTTCAGCATTCGGTGGTAACGAAGGTGGTGAATTTTTGTTCGCCGTTATCACCACAGCAGGGTTCATTCTCGAAGGTCTTTGCACCGACCTCTACAAGAACGGAACCAGGGTACTCGACCCGAATGACCCGACGACTCAGGATAACTATTTCTACGTTATCTTCGAGATTGACAAGGGTGACGACTGGAGCGAAGAACGCAACTGGTTCAAATCTAACCCGGCTCTAGTTTATGGTCGACCATCACTGCAATACATGCGCGACCGGTATCAAGAAGCAGTGATGAGTATTGAGGAAAAAGCAAACTTCCTCACCAAGCACTGCAATATCTTTGTAAGCGGGTCAGACCGGTGGCTCGACATCACCGAAGTAAAAGCGAATCGAAAACCAGGGCTCGATATTGAGCGGTATCGAGGTCGTAAGGTTTGGGTTGGTATCGACCGGGCACAAATTCATGACTTAACCAGCTTGCCTGTAGTGATTCCTGACGAGGACGGCGGAGCTACCGTGTTCTGGGTCAACCTACTTCCTCAGAAGACCGTGGAGAATGCAGGAGACTACCTGAAGAGTGTGTACCACAAGGCTGTTGAGTCTGGTGACCTGCGACTGGTCATGACACCGACTGTTCGCAACGAGGACATCAAACGAGTCATCGACGAACTCGACCAGATGTTTGAAGTTGAGGCGTTCGCTTACGACCCCTGGCACATGAGGGAGATTGCTGAAGAACTGGAAGGTCTGGGTTACCCGATGCTGAGTGTCAGCCAGGGAACAGGGAACATGAGTGAACCAGCGAAGAAACTCGAAGGGTTGATTAAAGAGGGTATGTTGCGGTACGACTCAGGTCTGTTCGAGTTCGCGTGTTCTTGCGCTCTCATGAATATGACCAGACAGAATAACATGCAAGTGTTCAGGGACAATCCTAAAACCGAGAAGATTGACCCCCTGATAGCATTGATTATCGCGCTTTCTGCTGCCACCCTCGGCAAACTTGAACGAAACGTTTATAATGAGCGAGGAATCTTGATATTTTGATTTTGTTGGTTTAGACTTAATGGTGTGGCTAGGTTTAGCGGCCGAAAAGACACTGCGCTGAGTGTCCCGCCACATCACTCTTCCAGCGAACCTTCAGCGAGGTTGTCTATGCGTAAACTCACCACTCAAGAATTTATTGATCGTGCTCATGCTGTTCATGGTGACAAATACGGTTACGCACTTTCCGTGTATAAATCAGCTCGTGAAAACATATTGATTCATTGCCAGAAACATGGTGTCTTTGAGCAGAGACCAAATGACCACTTAAACAGGCGAGGATGTCCGACTTGTGGTGGTAAGCACCAAAACAACAAGAACTCATTTATAAAGAAGGCAGTAAAAATACATGGAAATAAGTACTCTTATTCGTTAGTTGATTATGTAAATAATTCCACAAGAGTGAAAATAGTCTGTCAAATTCACGGAGTGTTTGAACAGACACCGGACAGTCATGTAAACAGGAAATCGAATTGCCCTGCGTGTGTTGGTAAAAAGTTACACACAAACAATTCATTTATAGAAAAAGCCAAAAAAGTCCATGGTGAGAACACGTACCATTACACCTTGGTTCAATACGTTAATGTTATGACAAAAGTAAAAATAACATGTCCAACCCATGGTGATTTTGAGCAGACTCCAGGGAATCACCTATCAGGTCAAGGTTGTCCAGGCTGTGCAACAGGAGGAGGTTTCGATAGAACCAAGAAAGGATTTTTATATATTCTACGCTCTGAGTGCGGTAAATATATAAAAATAGGAGTCACACATAAACCGAGTAAACGGCATTCACAACTATCGAGAGTGACTCCGTTCTCGTTCAAGTGCATTGAACTCATCGAAGGTCCAGGTGAACAGATAGCCAAACTTGAGAAAGAATTGCTTGCTGAGTACCAACCGGCAGAGTTCACAGAGACCTTTGACGGATACAGTGAATGGCGCTTGTGGGACGACTCGATCCGTCATAAACTGATTTCATTTATGAACAAGGGTGATCTAAATGGGCCTCTTTAGTTGGCTGAGACGAAATCAGAAATCTGAGGGTAGTAAAACCATCGGAAAAGCGAGTGTCGGCGCAACACTGACACTCGATGACATCGCCAGAATGGGTGACCAGAGTCTCAGTTCAAAAATTGAGGCTGTGTATGCTTGCTGGAGAGACAAGGCCGAAACAGTTGGTCAGTTACCTATCAAACTCTATGAGACTTCTAAGAAGGGTCGCAAGGAGATTAATTCTGGTCGTGTCCAACGCATTTTCTGTGAACGACCGTGTGAATATTTAACATTTCAGTCGTTCATGGAAATGATGGTTGTGAGTCTTGAGCGGTTTGGTGCCTTCTATGCTTACGTTGAGCGCAACGACCTAGGTAATGTGATGAGCATCATCCCTTTCCGATATCAAGGTAATATTCACCCGAGTATGGATACCAACGGGAATGTTTATTACAACTATGTCACAAATGACGGAAAAATAGGTGACCCATATCGAGCTGAAGACTTGTTTATCATCAAGTCATTCACTTTCGACGGCTACACTCCAGTCAGCCCACTGGTTCAGAATGCCCGCTTGCTTGGTATTGCCAATGCACAGGAAAACACTCAGTACGAAAGCCAGACTGATGGTATTACTGCTCGGATGTACGCCAGTACCGACCAGATAATGAAAGATGATAACGCGATTGAACGGATTAAAAACCAGTTCAAAGAGATGAGAGGTCCATCTGGCGCGAAAGCAATTCCGGTACTTGAACAAAACCTGACACTTCACAGCCTGAAACTGACTCCTGCCGAAACTGAGTTGCTCAAGAATAGAGAGTTCACCGTAAATCGGATCTGTCGTATTTTCCGTGTCCCTGTTCACCGTGTCGGTGTAGCCAGCACTAACACGGGTACAGGTGATGTGTTTGACCTGGACGAGGCTTACATGCGTGATTCACTGAACCCGATTCTGGTGAAAGTGGAGAAAGCACTGAACCCATTGCTCCCAGCTGGGTATGAACTCGAATTCGACCGTAACGCTTTCTATGCCGGGTCACCGTGGCGCTTAGTTGAGCATGTTGAGCGAGCTGTCAAAGGTGGTCTGAAGAGTATTAATGAGGGTCGCCAAGCCCTTGGTGATGAGCCGGTTGAAGGTGGTGATGTATTTGCCATCGATAATAACAACGTTGTCTATGGGTCATGGAACGAGTTAGAATCTATGCAAGAACGCCTCTATGGCGCTAATAATCAACCAAAACCCACTGAGGATAAACCTGATGGGCAATAAAACTCTCGACCTGAGTGTTCTTGAATTTAAGGCTCTCAGTGGTGAACGTAGTTTCTCCTGTTACGGTAACGTAAAAGGTAATATCGACCACGCTCTTGACCGAGTTGTCGATGGTGCGTACCGCGACAGTATCGCGGCACACAAAGCGGCTGGCACCAAGCCTAAATTCTTCTGGATGCACAACACATGGGAACCACCTGTCGGCACGTGGGAGAAGATGGAAGAGAACAATAAAGGTCTCTACCTGGAAGGCAAGTTTGCTAATACCCCTCGTGGTAACGAACTCTATGAGTTGTACCGTGAAAAGGCGCTTGACAGTTTCTCCATTGGCTATCGGGTCAATGATGAAAAGTGGAACAGTTCGCTCGGGTGTAACGACCTGATTAAGATCGACATCCGTGAAGTGAGTGCCGTGACATTCGCGTGTAATGAAGAGTCCCGCCTGGTTGATATCAAGACCAGGATTGCTGAAGGTCAGATTGTCACCAAGGCTGAACTTCGTCTGTTGCTTGAAAGTGTCCCGGTTGGTCTGAGTAAACGTCAGATCGAACGTATCACTGCTGACTACAAACCATCGACTGATGAAATTGACCTGAATGATTTGAAAAGTGTTCTTGAAAAGAGTCCGCTGTTCAAATAAGATTTACACATCGTGTGGATACACTGATAACCGCTTGGATAAGCGCAAAGGTAATTCAACAACCATTTTGGAGAATATAAATGGACATCAATGAACTGAAAGCGCTTATCGAAAAGGCGACTGCCAATTTCGAAGCACAAAAGAAAGAGAACGAGACTCTGACTGTAGCCATGAAG